TGTAGAACGTTTTCGGCAAAGTCATGCCGTTCGAGTAGGATCATTATGTGTAGGATTGTATGCAGCTTATAAGTTAGTGAAATTGGTGATAGCGTTGAATGATAGCAAAAACGCAGCCGAAATTGCCTACAAAAAATATTCTTCGGAGTTGTTTGGACAGGGGAACATTGATCCAGAAAGTGACGAAGATATTGAGATGCGTGACCTACAGGAAAACGTGTGGTCCGTGCCTCAACTCACTAAGATGCCAGTCACAGAGAAGATGAAGACAATCACCACTGAACAATTGGTGAACAAAGCTTTTGGAAATCTCGTTCATATCACCCTGAGTACTGTGTCAGGACGCATGTTTCGCACTAACGGTTTCTTCTTATGTTCTAATGTACTCTTGATACCAAAGCACGTAATTGACGTTGAGGACGACATGCACATGAGTCTTGTGCGCAATGGTTACCCAGGAGGGAAATTTACGTATAAATTGTTGAGAGAATACATGATACCTATAGACGGACAGGATCTGGTGGTAACATGGGTACCTTCTGGTGGAGAATGGTGCAATATATTGGACGATTATATTACTCTTGCACCGCCACGTGATTCTACGGGCGTCCTTGTGTACAAAACTGTAGATGGGGAGAAAACGACTTCCCCTGTATTATGTCAGTTTGGAGAGCAATGCAGTAAGTCCTTTGGCACGTATTTTGGGGCCATATACAACGTTAAATTTCCGACTTTCAAGGGGCTTTGTATGTCCGTAGTGGTTGCGGACGTTAAATCACCTAGGATAGTTGGATTTCATGTTGCTGGACGCGATGGTTCCAATGTGGGCAGTTGCGCATCACCCACATGTGCAGATTTGAAGAAGGCAGTTGATATGTTATTTGAAATCCCAGGGACTTTGCGAGCAGCTTCAACGGGAACAATGTTGGGTGAGGCACTCGATGTTCAGTTTTTCGAGGGTGAAACCATACACCCAAAGAGTCCCCTTAATTTTATCCCAGAAGATGTGGAAACTTCATTCAAAGCCTATGGATCCGTTATAGGTAGGGCCAAGACGTATTCCAAGGTGGTACCAACTCCCATGTCCGATGCAGTTTATAAACACTGTGGCGTTCCACAATTATGG